TCTTGTGGGTGTCGGCGGCCGCCGTGAGAGTGTCGGCGGCGACTTGCAAGGTGTCGCCGGCGCTGCTCATGCTGCTATGCAGTAGCCGCTGCCGTCTGAATCCTGAGCGTGCCGAGGCCGCCGTCGCTCTCCTCGAGCGCGGTGAACTCGAGCGAGAGCATCGCCGGCGAGCCCTTTGCGAAAACCGGCGCTGGCTCGCCGCTCTGGAAAACATTCTTGAACTCGTACTGGAGCGCGAGCCCGTTGTCGACGGTGCTCTGACCTCTTGCGAGCAGGGCGAAGGTCGAAACCTCGAGACCTTTGAGGAGGCTGAAAGCCTTGTTACCGGGCGTCGATGCCCCGGCCGCTGTCGTGGTGACCGTCGCATCGTCAACCAGTTTGGCGTACTGCTCCGGCGAGAGGTCGGCCAGACTGAAACCGAGGGTGAGCCCCTCGTCTGTCCTGAAAGCCTTTCGAGGCGCGGTCGAGGCGGCGCCGGTGAAAGTCTCGATCGACTGCGAGTGGGTGACGGTCACGCCCTCGGCGTCATAATCACGAGCGCCCTCGGTGCCGATCTTTACCCATGCGACGGCCGGCGCGGTGTCCACTTTCGGCATCGCTGTTCCGACTGGCGAGATCCAGAGCGTGAGTGGGTGCGCGGTTATTTGATGCGGTGCTGGCATTGTCTAATTCTCCTGTTTCGAGGTTTCGGTTTCGGTCTGCTCATCGCCGTCGCCGGCCTCGAGCTGCTCGATCGCGGTGACGATCTCGCTCTTTGTCATGCCGGCCGGATCGAGCCCGACCTGCTCTGCAAGCTCGACGAGCTCGACTTTCTTGAGGTCTTTGATGCCGCCGGCCTCGATCACGTCGATCGCCGGATCGGTGAGCAGCTCGAGAGCGCGCTCATCGCCCACCTCGAAAGTCTCGCCGGCCTCGACCGTCTGCCCGTCTGTGACGAGGAGGTGACCGGCCGGTGCCTTGTATTGCAATCGCTTCATCTGCTGCCCCTTATAGGTTGCGTCTCATAAGATTGTGGCGGCTCTGTCAGACGGTAAACGTGCCGACCGCCTTGAGCTGCTTTCGCGCCGGCTTTCACTAGACCGGCACCTCGCTCGCGAGCACCTGCCACGAGCTCACTACGATCGGCCAGTCGGTGTCGGCGTCGCGCATCGCGACCGGCCCACCGGCCGGCCTTGCCCAGAATAAGACGGTGCCGGCGTGCTTTGATCTCGCGAGGTCTTTGAGAGGTGCGTGAGCGGTGCGCCAGAGCTCATATGCCTCGTGGGGCGTCTCGCCGTAGGCGATCACGTCGAGGCGGTGATCGCCCCACCTCTGATAACCGGGGTCTAGCGAGCCGCCGCCGACCGCCTTGACCACGAGAGCCTTGCGAGGCTGGTCGTCTGATTGAGCTCTCGGCAGCTCGCCGCCGTACACGCGGGTCGAGGCGGCCGCAATCACGCCGGCGTCGGCCTTGAGCATCGCGACGACCGCCGCTATGGGGTCGGCGATCGCTGTCACTCGAGCAGCCTCGCGATCCTGCCGGCGAGCTTTGGATATTCGACGTCGGCGGCCGGCCTGAGCGCCGGCGACTTGACCTCGACCGGCGCGGCGTAATTTACGTCAAACGAGCCCCACTCGCCGGTGATCTCGTCGCCGTCTAACTTTGCCTCGCGCATCTGATAGCTGCCCTCGAGCGTGCCGGTGATGTTATTCCAGCGGTGGTTGCTTTTCGCATGAATCACGGCGGCCGCCGTCGTCTGATCGATCGCGAGTGCTGTCGCCTTTGAGACCTTGTCGAGCAGCTCGTCGCCTTTCCAGTTGAAACCGATCACGAGCCGACCGCCTCAAGGGTGAGCACGAGGTGGTCTTGCCGGCGCCCGACGCTTTCGATCCCGGCCGGCCCTGAAAACAAGGTCTCGCCGAGGCGATCCTCGACGATCGCGACTCGATCGGCCTCGGTGACGTCGGTGCCGATCGGCACGATCATTTTGCGGCGCTCGACCGTTGCAGTCTTGTTGCCGTCGAGCACCTCGCTCTCGGTGTCAAACCAAACCCTGCATGCGAGATCCGTGAGGTGAGCCGTCCAGACCGGCGCGACCGGGTTGCCCCACGAGTCTGCGGTCGAGGAGGTGTCGCGCTCGATATTTGCCCGGTGAGTCATTGTCGAGCGTGCCCTGCTCACTTTTACCGTCTTGCGTTCATGCGAAATAGAGCCCCCTGCGCGGTGAGAGAGCCGTGAGCAGCCTCTCACGCTCTCGGTGATAGTCGAGGTCGGTGGTCGAGACGTCGCCGACTGAGCGGCCGCTGACTGCCTCATATTCTATTTCGAGGAGCGCGAGCCTGATCGTCGCATCCTCTCGCTGAGCAGACTCGTCAATCGGCGTATAGGTGACCTCGACGACCGAGCTCCAATGGGTGATCTCGATAGCCGAGCTCCAGAGAGTGCCAACTCGCTCGAGCGTGCGGCCGCCGTTTTTCACGAGGTAATCGGTCGAGGCGAGCTCGGTGCCGCCAGAGCTCGTGCGTTCGGTGACGGTGAGATCCTCGGTTTCGTCAATCGGTCGAGCGAGGTCGAGGGTGACGCCGCCGCCGCCGGTGATAATCGTAATCTCGCCGGCAGCGCCGAACCGTGAGAGCACCTCGGCCTCAATCGCGGCGAGGATCGCCTCGAGCTCGGTGTCGCTGAGGTCTGTCTCGGCTCGCTCTTTGAGGCGGTCGAGGAGCGCCATGATCTAGTCCTCGCTCTGAGGTTTGCTCTTGCTGGAGGCCGGCGCCTTTCGAGACTTGTCTCGTGCCGGCGCCTTGCGGCTTTTGTCGGCAGCCTTTGCCGCCTGTTTGCGCGGCGCCTTGACGAGACCCAGAGCCTCGGCCTCGGCGATCGGTATGCGGTCGCCCGGTGTCGCGAGCAGCCTAGCCGCCGAGGGGTCGCTCACGTCGACGACCTTGCCGGCCGCGTCGACGTAAATTCTGTCCTCGACGACTAGATACTGGCTCACGATCGCCTCCTACTCGCTGACGGCGATATAGGTGACGAGCACCTTCTTGGTCGCGCTCGAGGTGCCGCCGGTGTTGTTGATTGTGTTGGTGGCCGATACCGAGAATTCACTCGTGAGATCGGTGCCGTCTGTCAGATTGAGCACGCTCACAAGGCGGTGGCCCACCTTGATGCCGGTCACCGTGAGGTTTCCGGCAGCGCCGCCGGCGATAACCGTCTGCTTGAGCGAGTCTCTTGCGATTGAGCCTGTGATCTTTGCCATGCTGATGTTCTCCTCTTGACGTCGGCGCCGGCCGGCCTGAGCCGGCCGGCGCCCTTGTCAGATTGTCGGGATTAGATCCCGGTGACCTCGCAAAACGCGGTCTCGCGGTACACACACAAGGCGGCGCGAATGTCGGCGCGCATCGCCTGCTTGCCCTTGACGAAATAATCGTCGTGGCTGTTGCTGACCTCGACGCCGATCCCCGATCGCATCGTGAGCTCGCTGTGATTGGCGAAATCGCCGACGAGCGCCTTGTTTTCGGTGATCGCATCCGTCTCGATCACCGGCACGCCCCAGATCCGAGCCGGCCCTGCCTCTGAGGGTGCGCCCCAGATGTAGATGCCGTCTGCGGTCGTGAGCAGCCGCACGGCCTGCCAGTCGTTCGGGTGAAAGATCGCCGCCGTCGGGTTTGCCCGTCCGGTGACTCGCACCTTGACCAGCGCCTTGTAAACGGCGTCCGGCACGCTGTCGGTGCTCTTTGCCTGCGTCTGGAGACCTGAGCGATCGAGAAAGCCGCTGAGGTTCGGCGCTGTGCCGTTGCCGACCAGCACCTGAGCGTCGAGCCGCTGCCTGAGCATCGCCGGCAAACGGTTGTTCACGTAGCCCTCGAGCTGCGCGACGTCGTCGAGCTGCTCGTCGGTGATCGGTAGGAATGTTCCGATCTTGCGAACTGGCTCGCTGACTTCTGTGAGCGCCAGAGCTGCTTCGCCGTAGGCGTCGCCTTCTGTGACCTCTGCGGCGTTGTTTGTGAACGTGGTTTCGCTCATGTAAACGACCGACGCCTGCGAGGTTGCCCCGGCCGGCAGGAGGTCGATCACGCTCGGCTGACGCTGAGCCGACTCGACGAGGCGGCCCGTCCTGAGGGTTTCGGGTGCCCATCCTGCCGAGGTGGTCATGAGCGTCTTGAGCTCGACGTCGAGCTCGGCGGTGCGGCCCTTGATCCCGCCGGCGGCGTGCGCCTCGGCGACGTACTCGCCGATCGTCTTGACCTGCTCGACACGTTCGGCGGCCGGTGCCGGGTGACCGGGGTGGCGGCCCTTTTCGGCGAGGCGATCGCTCTCACGCTTGGCGCGGGTGAGCTCGCTGAGCTCGGCCTCGAGCGGCTCGGCCTGCCGGCTGAGATCGTCCAGCTCGTCGTTGATCGCCTTGATGCCGGCGACCTTTGCGGTCGAGTCTCCATCGAGGCTCTTGACCTTGCTCATATCGAGCTCGGCGCCGGCCTCGTCGAGCACGCTCGCGAGCTGCTTGCGCCGCTCGTCGATCTTGCCACGAATTTCTTTGAGTTCTGCCTTCATGCTGTGATCCTCCTGAGATTGAATCGAGCGCGCT